CCTTTTGTTGGAACAGTTCTATTTGATATAACTCCTGTTACTCCGCTATTTGAAGTAAGAATAGTTGTTGACCCTGGTGAAAAACTTTGATCTATATCGGCATTGTCACCATTTTGATCTACTGCTTTAATTACTTTAATATATGCTGTCGCGGTTCCACCTGAAGTAGTTAATTTTGGTAATATAATTTGAGCAACGTTTGAACCTTCAGATATTGTTTCACCTAATTTTAAATGCTTTGTTATTGTAACACCATTAAGTGTTACAAATGGCATTGGATAAACATTAGCTGATACATTATCACCATCAAAGAATATGAAAACATTTGTCACCGGCTTTAATCCTTTAGCTACAAAATAAATTCTTTGATCATCTGGAGTATATTGTGAACCGAGCTCATGAGCTTTCATCCAGAAAGTCATAGAAATATCTGTAACCTTATTACCAAGCGATCTTTTAATTGAATCTGGAATATTTTTTGAAGTTATACCTTTTCGTGTTTGTCCTTGTGAAATAAGATTTGCTTTTCTTATTCCGCTAGAAGTAGAACCGGCGTCTTTAACACTTATTTCTGGTTCTGGATTAATTTGTTCACCATGCCAATTCTTAGTCCAGTTATCCCACTGTGATCCATGACCACCCCTATATGAACCAAATTGCCAGTTATCATTTACACCTTCTATATTAACTAATACTTCCGGTCTTGTGTTAGTATCATACCATAAATCAGAATCCGGATATGTTTTAACAGCGCCAGAAAATTGAGCCAAGGCAAATGGATTAATTGCTTTATAAGTACTTGCTAAAGGTTGGTTAACCAAATTAGCAGATGTAAAAGGCAATGTTACTAATTCTTTCCCGGGTAAATGCCAAGAAACATTATTACTAGACCCGCCCGTCATATAAAAAGAATAATTATCTGTTTTAAATGGAGCTCTTAATTCATTCTTTTCTATATCAATTGAACATCTATAATCATTATTAATTACATCGCCAACTGAATGTCCTTTAAATCCATCTACTAAAATTCCATTTTTAAATCTATCACCAGCAGGATTGAAAAGCGAATCTTGTGTTGATCCACCGGAAATAGATGAAGCAGCAGCCTCTTTTTCCAACATTGATAATGCAGTATAATATTCTAAATTTTCAATTCTTTTTTCTAATTTACCAATATCCCTCATTGTATAACGTCTATTGTCAATATACTTTGTTTTAACATCATCCGTACTAAAAGTATATGGCGGAATAGTTAACGTATACAATGTCATGGAATCATCGTCATCCGGAGGAGAAATTGGTTCTAATGCTGGGATTCCTTTAAGTACTTTAAATTTCTTATCTTTAGATAAAACTAATTTATCTTTACGACCCAAATAATATTGTGTATTAAATTGTAATGTATATTCCGGATCCGGTGTTCCGCCGGCGGAACCTAACTGCGAAGATGGAATTGCTTCGTTATTAGATGTTATATCATTCGTCGTGTTAGAACCTTTATCATTATTCGCTGAATAACGTGTAGGTCTAAAATCTATACAATCCCTTAATTGTATTTCTTGACCAGTTGTAGGACTTGTATATTTTGGAATCGCAGAAAAGTTGAACCCTTTTCTCTTAACACCATCTAATCCATAATCATATCCGGTATTTGAACTTACATCAGCATATGATGCAATTGAAAAGTAACCTGCGGTAGCATCTTGAATTGGAGGTGTCAGAGCCGGATTACTAAAATGATCAACAATTGCTAATACTTGTCCTTTCGGAGAAGTACTTCCAGGCTTTAATGTAATAGAAGACCAATCATAATAATTATCTCGTTGTCCATTATCCAAATCATAATTACTAGTAATATCTGAGGCAGTTGTTGAAGTCACATCTTTAAGTGCAGTTAACATTGCTGAACTTACAGGAGCTGCAGGATCTCCGGAATCAATTATATATACCAAATTAACAACATCAGAAATCATTAAATTATCTTTTTTACCAGCAACTTTATTAGGAGTAGCAAAATGTACTTGTCCTTTAGATATATCTGAATTAGAAGACAAGTTGGTTGTATTTCCAATTGTTAATGTTTTAGATCTTGGCGAAGCATTTGCTGTTCTAATAGTTGAAGTAACTTCAACTTGATATGCTCCATTCTTTGAATTTAAATTTATTGTTGTTTGAGTAGAACTATCAATAGTTGCTGTTCTACCTGTAGCATTATCAAAATTTAATATCTGTCCTGCAGTTAATTCATCACCTGATACATTATCAATAGGTGGGTTAGCCGCATCATCAATTGTTTTTATAGTTACTGTATATAATTCTTTTGCTGTTGATGCAGGTTGTGCACCGGACCCTATAAAGGTACCAGCACTAGTTGATACGGTTGTCGTACCTGCAATTGGTACAGAAACTACTTGAACCGTTTTAAATGTATAAGTAAGCCCATCAGGTATAGTAGCCAAAGGTGAAAATGGTAATTGAAATAATAGTGTATTTTTACTTACTCCAGATAATAGAGCTGTTCCCTCAGGATCATTATTAAATTTTGATAACTTATCAATATCTGCTTGTGTTGTTTTTACAACATAGGTATTATTAGCAGTATTTAATTGATCAATAGCAGTATGTTTTACAACTAATGATCCTAAATCTTGAAATTTAAAAGAAATAGTAAATGATGAATTTGATAATACCTTTTGTGATAGAGAAGTATTAGCTTTAATGGTATGTTGTGAACCTATAGCAATATATTCCGCAATAGTAACTGTATCACTTGAAACAGTAGCGCCGTTTGTAGTATTAACAGTTAATGTTGCACCTTTATATGCACTATTTGCATAAGATGTAATAGTAGCTGGTACACCAATAGTTGTTAAATCATCACCTTCACCGGATACCTCGCCAGCGATGGTTTGATCTAAACGTATATCATATATTCGTGAAGAATATACAGAATGATAATGTGAAGTATTAGATGATGATAAATCTGCTTGTTCCCAATCAAACGATCTTACTCTAGCTGTTCCCATTTTCGTTTGATTATATTTTGTTAATGCATTAGTATCGTTACTCATAGCATTAACAGAAGCGGAAGGACAACAATGCAAATCTACAAGTTCATGTTTAGATATATCAAAGGTTCCTAAAACATTTTTAAGATATAAGGAATTACCATAATCTGATGCGATGATATAATCTGATACATTTGCAGTATCACGACCTCTTTCTACATCAATATATTGTGTTGCAATACTTTCATATTCATAACCTTTTACATATGCTTTTCCTGCTTCTAATCCTACTGAAAATAAAGTAGTATCACCTTTTTTATGAGATTTTAATTGAATCCCAAACGGCCGTACTGTATACGAACCTGATTCATCATGTGTTCTTCGTGCTAATGTTTTTTCAAGTTCACCATACATTGGGAATTTAGTTTCGGAAACCTTTACACCATCTTCCATCCTAACTAATTCTATAAATTTTTCCCCAGCATATTCTGTAATAGTATCAGAAGTTTTTGTAATAGTTCCATCTGTGGCAACTACTTCAGTTACAATATCTAGAGCTGATAACGTCAAAAGCATTTTAAATCTGTCGGCACCAGGTGCGGCATAATTAGCAGTACCCTGTGCGTTATCTAAAATAGACGCGTCATCATCTGTTTGAACAATAGATTCTGTTACTGTTAATCCAATTCTTTTGGTTGGGAAATTACTATACTTCGCTAAAGCAACAGTTTGCGCAAGAACTATAACAAAATACCCACTTACATAAAAACATCCTTCTGTAATGCTTGCAAGAGAAGCTGTATTTTGAGCATATGCAACACCAGAAGTTCCACTTAAACTGACTGTATTAGCTTGTAACGGTGTTGTTTCTAAAGTGGAAACTGTTTCTCCATCTAGAAAATTCCCACCACCTAATTTAGAAAAAATTAATGTGGGTTGATCTGATACAGTAACGGCTTCGGCTTGAATAACTAAACCTTTTGCTCCTGATGTTCCACCTGTAATAGTTTTTCCCGCAAATGAACCTATTGTAATATCTGCACTATCAAATGCGGATTCTAACTTTAAAGAATTAACTTGCGTATTGAGTGTTACATCCCCGCCGAAAACTTTGCTACCTTCTTTGAAGATATGATCACCAAACCTGGTAACTTGCTCCTGCAAAATAGTTTGCATTTGAGTAAGTTCTCTTGCTTGAACAGCAAAACCAGGTCTGAATAAAATTCTATGAAAGTTTTTATCCTTATCAAAATCATCATAATATGGTGCAATATTAAAATTAGTTTTTACGCCTGACACTTATATCTCTTTCAGTTAAAGTATTAGAAGTTAATTATCAACTTAACATCTTCAATTTGGTCACTTGCTCTTGAAATTGGTGATCTATTTTCAACATATAAAATATCACCAGTATATTGTTTTAAGTCAGGTCCTTCAATAGCACTTGTATTAGCAGTTGTTGCACCGCCGGCTACAGTTAAAGCTTCGTTACCTTGAAAAGATCCGGGAGTTGCGTCCCAACCATTTGTAGTATTTGAACCTTTAGTAACTTGAGACATTCTCAACTTACTTGTGCCTGAAACCCAATCAACCACTCTTCCAGTTGCCCCTGATACTGATCCTGTTACCACTTGATCAGCAGAATATGCAGATCCAGAAAAGGATTGTACCACAACTCTAAGTGCTTGGTCAGCTAATGAAATTGTCGCTGGTGTTCCAAGATCAACATCATTTGTAGTATTAGCAGCGTTTGGATGTGAAATTAAACCAATTTTTCTGAAGTCATTGGCAACGGTAAATTCACCAGACTCGTCATTTTCAAGCCTTACATTAACCATAACATTATAACCCCCTAATTCTTCAGTTGAATCAAAGCCATGGCCACCTTTTGGTTCGATAACAGCCTGAACTGTTGCATCATCTGTATTCCAAGAATTATTTGCTAATACATTAACAACAGCATTTGTATATCCTGAACCTGCGGCTATTGTTACAACATCAGTTAAACCTGAAGTATTAGTCCCATTTGCTCTTGCATTCGCTGAAGCACCGTCACCTAAGATTTGTAATCTAGGTGCAATTTGAAAACTATCACCTTGTGCAGCTGCAGACGAAGTAGCAGGAGCAAAAGTAATAACTTTTGTGGTTCCATCATAATCTGTAATAGTTCCGCCTTCTCCTTCACCATCTCCTGAAGTAAAGAAAATATCTGAACCAATATAGATATTATCTGCAGCACTAGCGGTACTGTGAATACGGACAGAAGTAGTCGTATGTGAATATGCACTTCCAAAACCATTATCTAATGTGTTTGTTTCAAAAATCAAATATTCCACACCACCAACTGTTCCGTTAGCAGTTTTTCTATAAATGTTAACAGCACCATCAACAGCTGCGTTTTCAACAGCTCTCTGTAAAGTGTTTTCCTGTGTAGCCGAAGCCATAACAGTATTCTGATAACGTACTTGTTGTACTGGAACATAATTAGTTGTTACAAATTTCAGTGCCGAAGCTGCAGAAATTGTAAACATATATTTCCATTTATAACCATCAGAACCTGGGGTAACAATAGTTGTTGCTTGACCAATTGGTTTTGCTAAACTATTACCACCACTATTATTGTTTGCTAAACACTTATAAACATTATATTCATCTGTCAAGACATAAAAAGAATTTGCAAGCATAGAATTTTCACTATTATTATAAGCGAAATATGATGTATTGTTTGCCCAATTATATCTAGGAATACAATGTGTTACATCGGTAGATACAACTTTTTTAGCTGCAATCATATCTTTCCAATGATTATAATAAGTATTTGAAACTGAATCGGTGGGTGTAGGAGGTACTGTGTCTGTATCTGCCGCCGCGGCTCCTGCTACACTAGCCCAGTTCTGGACACCACCGATAAAAAGATACATATTAGATTCTAAGTATGTATCGCCCGCGACTGTGTTCGCAAAAGTAGTCATTCCGCGGTCTTCGTCAAAAGACTCCCGAAACTGTTTTGCATTGAACATTCTAAATTTGTTTGTTACTAAAGCCGGCATTTCGATAACTCCAATCTTTTATTAATTAATTACTCTAAAACATGTTGAGCAACACCATCAATTCGTCCTTCCGGGAAATATTTATTGGCTCGCTCATGAACGTTAAACGTTTGTGTTGTATAATTACCTACAATATATTTAGCGTCAAATTTACTGTAAATATTTATTCGTTCCCTATAATCACTACCTGTATTTATAAGGTTTTCATATAAGAGATAGTCATTCTCGATTTTCAACTTACCCATAGTAGATGTTGCGGTGCTTGTACCGTCTTCCACTAACAATTCATCCCCATCTTCGAGAAGCATTCCATCTTCTTCTTCTAATATAATATTTATATCATCAAATAGTATAGTCGATCCGGAAACAATATTTTCTACCGGAGTCGGATTCTGTAAGAAGGTTAATTCTAGGCCTAGGCCCGCGTATTCTCCAACTTCGTCATAGTCGTACATATCACCAATGCGCGGAACTGTTGAAACTGGACAATATGTTCTCCACGGCCAACTATACTTGACTTTATCCCATGTTGGCGAATATGTACCATGAACAGGTGTATTCGCTGTTACTATTAATGTTTGCTCAGTTCCTTGTTGTCCACCAAGTGTTTTTCCAATTATATTAAGTGGGTGATTACTATAAGCCACATTTAATTTTACAGAACCATCTCTATAGTCAACATAAAGTGTTGTATCCGTTGCCCATGTAAAATTCGTTTCAGCTCCTTGATAGAAAGTGTCCATCTCAAGTGTTTGGTCTTTTGTTATTATTTCTACCCAGTCTCCTGAATCAACACCGCCATCATCTTTTACTACACCAAGTAAGGAATGAACGCCATCTAATTGAGGTTTAGGTGTTCCATCAACTTCACAAAAAACTTTTTGCACCTTACCATTAGACATCAAACCTACTACAGCTCCTTGAGGCAAATCCTCATTTGCTTGATAAATATGTAATTTCCATTGTGGAAAAGACAATTCTAATTGATTTTGAGTTGAAGCGCGCCCTAATTTAATTCTGTCCAAACTATCCGCGGAAGTTATTGTAGGTGCTACGGTAGTAATCCATCTTTCTATTCCTTCGTCGGGAGTCGCACTATAATTAGGATAGTATACTTCTCCAGGATTTAAATCATAAACTCTTTCCGCTGTAGAATCTGTATCTCTAACTTCAACAAATTCACCAACCGCACCATCTTGTTCCACTATCCCTAACAATGAATGAACATAATTAATTCTTGGAAAACAAACACTTGCTGTTTGATATACTTGTTGTATTGTTCCGTCTGTTCTTAATCCTACAACTTGTCCTGCCCATACTTTTGCAACTGCTACTTCAAATAAATTATCTGTCCGTAATGGATTATTTAATCTTTTATCTTTAGGTCTTGCATAAGACTGCCCATATTCAAAGGTTGGTTGTCTATAAGTTCCTCTTGTATCGGTATCTGGTGTATTTACAACTGAAGTCACGCGCACAGGACCCTCAGACACCGGCCGAACTACTACTTTATCTTCCGTTTTTATTGGTCCACCATAGTCAGAATGAACATCACAATATGCAAATAATACATCTTCCGCGATTCCTGTCCCTGTTGACCATTCGTAAGTTTTAACAATATAATCTGGAATTTTAAAATCTACATAGGATCCGCCAACACCAGGAGTACCCACAGCGGTGGAAGGAAATTCCATACTTGATACCCAACTTGCATTATGGTCCCCATCAAGCACACTAGCAAATCTTAATGGATGGCCGGAATTTGAACTATCTTCTTGCCAAAAACGATATGTAACACCTTTAATAAGATTTCTTGTCCATGCACTATTATTAATGTTTACACCATCAAAATAATAATCTGAGCCTGAAACTGTTACCGTTATTTCTCGCGATGCAGAATTCGGATATTCTATTGCAGATCTTGAAATAACTCTTTGGTTAAACATTTCTATTGGCAGAAACATTTCTGTATCAATATATGTTGTAACACCTGTTAAGTTTGGTAATGAGGCCGTTGCCATTCTTATAGGTAAAGTAGGCTCTTTCCACGACAATACCGAAATAGTAGCATCACCAACTAATTCAATAGTTTCTTCACCATAAGATACATATGTTGTAATTGTAGGCATTACATATTGGCCGTCCGGAGAACGATACTTTCCTAATATACCTATCTCTAACCAATAATCTGTTCCTCCTTTACGTAATAAATCCGGATTATTTCCCATTCCCCATGGAGTATCTGGCGGTCTTTGTGCACCTGCATGGCCGCCTGCAGCGGCTGGCACATGCACCGGGGCCCATCTATTTTCTGTATTATAGTGAGTTGACTTGCCCCATGCGGAAACTCCGCCCCCCACGCTGTGTCCCGTACATTCATTTCCTTCATAGTGACCGGGAATTACATATTCTGCGATTACATTTGGATACCAAGGAGCAATTTTCGTACTTTCATTAAGATTATTTGTTTGATCATGCTCTAGAAAATTGTGTTGTATTTCAACCCTTCCTGCATCAGATTGATAATATGGAGTATTTGCAGCCGGACCAAATTGTCCTTGTAAATCTCCTCTATATTCCTTTTCATAATCCCATCCGAGACCATTTAACCAAGTAGTATCATCTACTCTTCCCAAGTGGAATGCAAAATTAGTCTTTGATGTATCAGAACCAAATCCTATTGAAAGCGGATCCAAAAATTCAATATGATAATTATGTATGATTGACACATCGAAATTAATTAAACCATCCACACTATCAAATGGCATCATGTTCCGATTATATCCCTGTCTCATATCCTTATCAATTGGTCCAAATTTCGAAATATATGATGGTGTTCTATCAATAAACAACTCCATTATCTTCTCTGTTGCAGAAGATACATCAACGGTCATGCCTATAAAAGATTCAATACCAATTTCTCCAAATACGTTCCATCCAGCAGGGTGAACAAAAGATCTTACCATATCTCTAAATTCACTAATTTGAATATCAGATCTTAAAACATATGAAAAATCTTGATAATAATAAGAATCTTGTACTCTAATAATATCGCTGATCATTCCTAATTTAGATTTAAATGTACCGGGATAATTAGTTATAGTAGTTCGTTTAGCAGTAAAGGTCGCGTTATTATCACCTGTAGGTGCAGTAACTACAGGAACAGTAGTATAGTTTATACCTGCTTGTGAAATTACAATAGACTTAATAGCTCCGGTTTTCAAAGCCCCAGATCTTAATACAGCATTATTACCATAATTCGAAATTGCTTCATATGTCTTAACATTTGATGATGCAATGGCAGCTGTTCTAGCACCAGAAAGTGATATCACAGTTTCCCCAGCTGTAAAATCAGTCTGCGGTTCCATTACCATAAATATTTCTGGTTCATCTGCAGTATTAAATCCTTCGTATTCAATTTTTCCACGTGATGTAATATCAACAATTTCCACATTATCCACATGCAAATCATATGAAGTAGAAATTGTTGTATTAACATATAAAAATAATGAATGAAATGAATCAGTAGGATGAACAGTAAATTTACCTTCATATGTATAAACTTGGTCTTTATTAGTAGTAGCAACATCTTTATAAAGTTTTACTTGTGTTAAACCTCCTGTTGGACCATCAGATTCAAAATTTACATCTGTAGCTGCACTACCATATTTTAAAATAACATTATTTAAAACCTTACTAGCTCTAAAACTTAATTTTCCAATATATTGATCACCTGGTTTTAATATACCTTCATAAGCCTCACCTGTGCTATTATTTAAACCTTTAAGTCCAACATATGTTTCTAATTGATCATTAACAGCAATTTTGCCGCTATATGAACCATATATTGTATTTGAAGATTCAATAGAAAGAGTATTATTGCCTGTATCAAGTACTGAGTCTGTCCAAGATTCATTCCCATTAGAGACTATTGTAACTGTGCCACCTACAGGTACACCTTTTCGTTTAGTTGAAAAAGAATAAAGTCCAGATGTATTATTTTCAAATGTTCCAATGTTATTTAAAAGAACATTTTCATCTTCAAGGGAAAATTGTGTATCTACTTCTTTTACCTTCATTGTACTAAAAGTAGAATTTGCAGTAGAATTAACAATTGGTTGTATTACTTGTACTTTTTTACCTGAAGATTGGCCTATAATATATTCACCAAATTTATATTTTCCTGCAACATCTTCACCAAAATTTAAATATGCTAATGCGGCCGTATTTTTTCCTGTAATTGGGTCTTCAAATTCATATGACTTTTTCCCTAAAATAGTTTGATTAGACGCTTCATACGATGGCCCCTTTATATAATCAATACCAGTAGTTATAACTTGTACATTAGAAATAGCACCGAATGGTGTAAAAGTATATTCTGTTGCTCCGTAATAACTATCAATGGAATAAGTATTATCCCCTAATTGATTTCCTTCTATTTCATAATAGCTAGCTGGTTTAATTGAATCGATTTGAAACAGACTTGATTTACCAGGAACTGCTGTGGTATTTGCACTATAATATAAATCTCCATAACTATTTTGAACAAAGTTTGGTGATATGTCATTTTCTATTACATAAACAAAGCATGAAGAGTTTATTGATGGTCCAGCAATTGTGCCTTTGGTTCCTGTTTTAGAATCATATATGTAAAACCCTGGTTGAATATCATCTTCAAAAGCCTTTGTAGCTAAAAGAATATTATCTCCAGCATCATTTGTTCCATCTGCGCATGGACTGCCCCCGCAAGAGGTCGTACTATCGAAGACAAGCTTACCATCACCTTCTTCAAGTAAAATATTTGCACCACCGTCAGTTGTATCTTGATTTATTACTTCAGCTACCCAAGTAGTTGTATTACTTGAACTAAAGTGTGTATTAATATTTTCAGGGTATCTTACATCGCCGGGATCATCAACAGAAAATGAAAATGCATTTAAAGAAATTGCAGAAGAAGCTAATCCACCATTAGCAGTTGAAATTACTTTATTAATTACCGAATTTGAAGTTCTAAATTTTCCTGTTTCAAGAACACCACGAACAGCACCGGTGTGATTAGTCCCTAAAGTTCCGGTACTATCAACTATTAACACCTCACCGCCCATATAGCCATTACCACCATCATCAATAATAATTTCATCAATGGCACCATTAGCAGTTGCCCCTACACGTGCAACAGCGCCTTTTCCAGCGCCACCTGTAATTATAAGTTCATCATTAACTTTATAAGCTGTACCATTACTTACAATATCAATTTCACCAATAACCGCAATACAAGTTCCTCTTGAAGATGTCTCCGGAAATGTCATTGCTTTAACAGGAGCAGAAGAACTATCACTACCCATAAGTTCGTCTATAGTTGATTCTGTAACGTCGACATATGCTTCAATTGTTGCTACTGTTTCGCCGGGTTGAAAATCAGAATAGATATCAAAACGAGCATCATACCCTTTAACATAATCTGTCAAATATAATTCTGTTACTGCAGTCGATCCTTCAACATAAGAAATAGAATTATCAATTGTTGCTGAAGCTTGAGAAAGTTCACCTTTAATAACTCTACTATTAAAATCATCAGGATTTAGGGCAGTACCTGTATAAACTTTAATTGACTTCGATGAACTCCATGTTCCATCAGAAGGTCTTAATAATCTTTCTTTTGGATATACAAAACTTAATTGATCAGAACCATATACTGTTCTCCATAACCATAGAAAAGAATCTTCTGTACCTCTACTTCTATAAATGTCTCTTGCGGTTTTAACTGCTTGCCGTAAATCACCAACCGAACTAAAAGGAATATTTTGTAAAAAGTCTTCCCTAAATTGTTGTAACATGTAATTATCTGCAGCATCTATATCAGTCATTAAATCTATATCAGCTGCACCACGAAGAGGATTTCTCAACAAATCTTTATCTGTTTTTCCTACAGTCGCTTTGGCTCGAGTTGATCTACCTCTAATAGATTCCCCATGCATTAAAACTATTCCATTAATAGGTCGTGCAAATAATAAATGAGGACTTAAATTATAATTCGGCGAAGTTGTATTTGCTGTTTCCAAATATTTGCCAGCTGCATAATCCTTTGCCTGAACACCAGTTACTAAACATTTGGAACCTGATTTGGAACCTACGATTACTTCACCAATAGCGAATGTAGCATCAGTACCTCTTTCTGATTCAACTATAATTTCAGTATTGACTAATCCATCTGAAAAGGTAATGGGATCGGATGCAGGTGAGTCTTCTTTTACAACTCTAGAAGCGGCAGAATATTGTGTATAAGAAGATGAAGGAGGATCTTTTATTGCTATACCGTAATTACCACCATTTGCACCGCCTTTTTTAGGTATATAAAATATAAGGCCTTTTAATTCTTCTAATTCTAATTCATAAACTGTTGCATCATCTGAGGCGGCAAGTGCCGGAGCCTTATTTCCATAAACAGGATAATAGTGTCCGAACTTCATTCCTGCTTCAGTAGAGTCTGCATCGTCTGAAGGCTCATAAATAAAATTTCTTTGATCTAAAGCAGTTCCTACAACATAATATGCTCCATCATCATCTTCTTGGACAATATTATATTCATCTAATTCTAAATCAGTATATTCTATTTGATAGGACTCTAAAAATTCAAAATACTTTGTCATGAAGAGAGGAAGATTACTCCCCTCTTCCTGAAAAAAAGCAGGTAATTGATTTTGAATTATTTCAGATATTCTATTGTCGGCCATTATGCAGTATTAGCTCCAAAAACTACTTGCGCGGGAATCTCATCAGAAGTTGCAATCTTAAAGTCACCAGTGAGCAATGAAGTATCAGAAATCATATTAACTATAATATCTTTCTTTTCAACAACAATAACTTGTTCTCTTACAGGAGTTATATCTAAAACGTTGGTTTGTACATATACTTCGATTGTATTATTATTTACAACAACTTCAACTGTTATAGGTTTAAACGCAACTAAGGTCATTTTACCATTAGTATAATCCAATGATCCAACATTTGAATCAATAATAGCCGTTTCTCCAGCTGCTTCTTTTACAACTTGTATAATTCCATCTTTATCAGCTAATGTACAATCATTTTCTACAACTTCAGTTGCTTCATTAGTATATTGAAATTTTGAAGATGTTAGTGTACCTTTATATCCAACATATGGATATTTTAATTGATTTGAAAAATTTTGTGCATAGTTAAATGATTGTGCCAATTCTACTACTACTCGTTTAAATAAAAGTACCGTTGTTTGGTTATTTAAAATGGCTGGATCAGTATTATCAATTATAGTAGTTAATCGAGAATATCTAAACCTTAAATCAAATTTTCCTAATTCATTTGCATTATACCCCAAAGCTACACTAATAATATTTTCACCTATTTCTTGTGCAGATTGAATTGTTGCATTTGGATTATATCTAATATCTGTATTAATTTTTAAATAAAGATAATCAGGAGCAACAATTACCGGAGTAACGGAAACCATATTCTTTCTTAATAAAATATCATTTTTAATAGAAGCTTTATCTTTTGAGGTTAAATATAATCCGCTTTTAGGTTTTACTGCAATATATGCTTGTCCATATCTTGGAGGATCATTTTCTTCACCTCCCCAACATGTTACAGATTCAGCATTAACCCATTCTTTTTCTACAATTCGTTTATAATCATTTAATGTTACACATCTATTTTGAGTTTCATATAATTTAGGCGCTCCATATTTTATTTGTGCTATTGTTTCTCTAGGGGCACCGCCATAACCTGCTGTTGTCGCGGTTACAGAAACATTTCCATACCCCCCTATTTGATCAACTGCGGTAAAAGCAGATGATTTATTTGTAATATCTCCATCAGAAATATTTGATGACAAAATTACTTGACTTCCATCTGCTGGTCTATAACCTACTTTATTATCTCCAAATTGGACTTCAAATTTACCATCAAATTCTTCATACAAAAAATATACTTTAGATAACGCTGTTACTTGGACTGTATCACTTACTTTAGAATAAGTATCTATTATTGTAGCTGTTGGGGAAGCCTTTACTGTAACTGATAATGTTGTAACATCTGTAGTTGGATTTGGTAAAATAAATTTTTGTTCCTTATTGGAATAATCAACTGCGTACTTATGAGTTAATCTTATACCTTGATTTAATTGCACATCATTAATTGTAAATCTACCATCAGTTCCAATTATAGCGTTATATGAATTCGCAGTCGTAAAAATATATTTGTTATTATCTATAATTGAAGAAAATCTCTTATCTTTTTCTACAACCATTGTGGTCGCAGCATCATTTGGAGTAATATTCAATGTAACAATTGCTTTTGTTCCTTGAACAGATCTGGGCGTATAACCCATTTGTTTTGCTTTTTGAACAACAGAATTTCTAAGTTCAGCTGTGTCTAAAAACATTTCATTTGCTACCATATTTAAATAAAATGAATTATAATAAGTATTATATGCTAACATATCCATAATTACATCCAGTCCAGATCCAGCGAAGTCAAAATTTGCAAATTCACTTTGACTTTTCAAAAAGGCTATCATATTAGCCTTAATAGCCGGCATATCTAGTTCTGAAACATTTAATTTAGCTACATCTGTTGCCATTCTTTACCTATACAAAAAAGTTTCGAATTCTTCCGAAGTCATTTGCCCTAACAGTGTAAAAATAACCTGTATTCTATATCTGTTACGATCTTCTTCTGATATTACTATTATGTCTTTTATAGTAGCACGAGGTTCTAATATTCTTAATGCATCTGAAATTTTTTGTACTACTCGTGTTTCTGTTAACGCGTTCATTGGTTCAAATAATAAATCTTGAATACCAGCACCAATTTCGGGGTGGCCTAAACGTTCATTTGCCCTTGTTTGAAGAATATTACGCATGGATTGTTTTATAACAGTAGCATTTCTTGTTTTAATAAGATCACCTGTTACCGGATGGACTTTAAAAGAAATATCTATATCAGAATATATTGTTTGTTGCGTATCTGGATCGTATTCTATTTCAGTGTATTGAGTTTGAGCCATAGTGTTTCCTTATTCAATTTATTTATACTACCAGCCTTCATTAGAGAGCTTATCCAAATAATCATAAACTTCATCTGCTTGAGCATTAATATCTATTAAATAATCTGCGAATTTATTTCTACTATTTTGTATTTTATCCTCCTGTGCTTTGTCTGCTTTTTTACCAATAGACAATTCAAAGTCCCAATCATCATGATAAGCAAGATCTACGGGTTTGGAATCCGCCCCACCTATTTGAATAATAGAATCAATTGCTATATGCTGGTCATCAATAACTTCTTCAATATATTTTGTAAATGTTCCCTCAGGAAGAGTTACAATTAAAAGATCATCTTGTGATACACCAATAGCATTCCAAGTCTCAGCAAGTTCTTCTTCTTTTTCTAATAAAAGTTCTACTCCACCACCGGCAACAAAACCTTCTGATATTGGAACTGTCCCATTTATTTCTATAATAGTTCCAAATGGATATTGTGTTATATTTCGAAATTCTCCTTCAGCTGCTAGACCAAAACGGCTACCTTCTTCATGTTTTGGTAAGTCTTTATATTCAGTTCCAACTTTCGTGATCACACCTGTATCGCTTATCTTTCCATAAAGATCTGTGTAAGTAGAAATAGTATTTGCCTTCGCTGTAAATTCTCGTAATCTATATCCTGGATGATAATAATGAGTATCACTGTAATTATTTTCTGTTTTCTCTCTATAATCTGTTTCCCAATCTGCTTTAGCTAAGATTACATCGTAAGGTAAAGCATCTTCTAAATCAAGATCGAACGCTTCATCAAGAACAGCTACAGTTGTATTTGACAAATATGCAACAGTTCTTACTGAGTCTGATCCTGGATTACTAGGATCCATAATAGTGATAGTTGTATTTTGTCGCACGCGTCTTTGACCTGCTTCAAAATCATCAACTTCGTCTACAAATTCACCTTTCAAAATTAATAATGATTTTCCTTTAGACCTTAAACTACCAGGAAGCACATCTTCATCTGGTGTTTCTAAAATCGTATTAATTTCTACTGTTATTAATATTTCATTAATTCTTTGTACCAATAAATCCAATTCATTTAAATCTTGATCCCTCATTCCATTGAGTTCAAGAAATGTGGCTTCATTTGCACCATAAGCAATGTACAAGGGAGGGCTTTGAAGAAGATCCATTATTCCATAAAGAGGCACATCTTTTATTTTTTTTCTTAAACTAGCAGCGCCACCACCAGTACCGTTTAACTTTTTTAAAATATCACCTAAAGCTTTTTTTGTTGCTTTTAAAAACTCTAATTTTGCTACTCTTAATTCATCAGGTGTTCTAGGATCACCAACCTCAACTTCAGCATCCTCTTCTCCAATGGCTCCAGTTGATTTCCAATACGTTGAATTAATAATATCTTTACCGTCAGCATCTTTTATTAATGGCAATTCACCTGAGGTGCCATTTAATAAACATTCATAATTAACACCTTTATAATATAATAAATCACCTGCATTATATGTTTTTTCATCTGTAAAAATAGGTGTTGCTAATTCATCCATCTTCGCGGACTGTTCTGCTTCAGCTGCTGTTTGTTTTCTCATCCCTAATAATAATGCTAAAGCTTCAATAGATTTAATTAATGGGCCTCCTGTTGGGCCTCCACCTAAGAAACAAACACCAGCACAAAACTTTAATGCTTCTGGTGGTTTACGAGGGCCTCCAGCTGACAACATTCTATTTCTAAATTCAGCTGTGCCACCTAATTTAGGGGCCAAATATAAAGTGTATATTCCAGCTGCCGGAATACCTACTGCAAATAATTCTAGAATTTCTGTAACTTCATTAGAAAATGCTTGAAGTTCGGCCATTTTTGAATCTAAATATTTTATCATTGGTTCAATTGACTTCTTAGCACTTTGAACCGTTCCTTTTATGCCTCTAACATGACCTTCAGTTGAATCTAAAAGAGTACCGAATGGGGGAATTAATTCTTCTAATCTCTTCCCTCTCCAATCTGGTTTTTCAGGCTGGCCTCCGGCATAAAATTCTTCAACTACTTTTCCAACAACAACAATTCCAGAATCAATTTGGGCATATTCAGTTCCAGCTGGACTACCTGCAACGGATGGGTCCTCATCACCGGATTTGCGTGCAAATCCTCCAGAGGAGTATGTGATATGGCTGGGTAATGGATAACCTGCGTCGTCTAATTCAACAATATCTTTCTTTGTAGTTGGTAAAGCCTCAAAAACAATATCACCTTTTTTAAATTCGTCCCCTGAAGTAATATATGCAACTTCTAATTCTTGTTGTTGATAGGGTATTACATTTTTATTTTCTTTAATTTTAGTATGTCTTTTTTTAATCATACTAGATGTTAATTCGGCATTATGCGAATCTATCAAATGCGCAGGAGTTGTTAATTCCTCTATTATCATATCTTCAGTAGATATAACTTTAGTAATCCTCGCCTTTACAGCTGATCTATTATTCATCATAATCTTTGGGGTTTTTTTCTTGTCCATAATATTAAACTGACCCATTGTATCTTTACCTTCAATATAACCTTCAGTGGGGTTATCTGTGTCTAGGCCTGCGGCGGATCCTTGTTCAATATTTTTATTACTTACCCAAGATAATTTTATAGTATGTTTCTTTTTGGCATCATCAGTCCATATTGCTTTTACATTTTTTATTAATTTTTCAAAAGATTCTAAACTCATAAATTTATTAAAACTTTCTAAAATATCCATAAACTTGTCAAAGTCTGGTGCACCGGCTATAATAATAATTCCACCCACAGTTGCAGAAGCTGAAAATATTGGTCTACCGGACATGTAATAATCTTCAGATAATACGGTATCTACAGAAAAATCTTGACGTCCAACAAGTTTAGGTGTATCATTTATATCATCAAAAGATTTATCAATAGTTTGTAATATCCCACCAGGCGTAAGAGTTATTAATCCTAATGCCTGATTAATGTATATAAAAGCATTTTCTGTGGTTAAATCAATATCACCATCAAATTTTTGGAACGTAGTATCTTCAACATATAATTGTTCGCCTGTCTCTTCATCTTTTGCTAACTTATCAGTTCCCAGATTACTTGCTTTTACTAGCTCGCCGCCGGCCGCTCTCGTTGCCTTTGCATAATATTTGCCACCTATAAACAATCCTCCTGTAACAGGATGCTTTTGTAAAGAACTTTTAGAATCAACTGATTCAGCGTGAACAGGTAGATAATAAAAACCTAATCCTCGTAAATCTTCTAATAATTTTAAAATTTCATCTAGAATTTTATCAATTGCAGCAAAAAGCGGATCTATAGTAGCGAGCAACAATGCTTTATTAATTTCGTAAACAGTTTTAATAAAAGCTGCATTCTCTTTATGAAGTTCTAAACCTTTTTGCGCCGCTTCAAAGAACCCTTTTAAGTGTGATATATCACCTAGGGTTTGAGAAGCCCAAAGATCAGCTTGTTCTTCCGCCATCTTTCCCCTTTTGATGATCTACCAATGTTTCTTTTACTTGTGTCATTAATTTATTTTCTAATTCTATTAATATTTGTGTTTTTTTCATTAATTCAAACAACTTGGGATGCGGGACAAATTTACCCTGTGTTTGCCATTCTTCTTCTTTTTCTTTCATATTAGTCTGCCATTAATAAATTTAAATTCGCTTGATCTTCAACAATAGATGCATACCAATCTTCAGCTACATTTGGTAATGTTTTTGCCGTTGGATTCGGCGTGCCCATAATTGTATCGTTATGAGTATGTGTATGATCTGCCATTACTTTATAAAGTGTAGCTATAATATTTCTTAAAGAAGTTACATCATTCTTTATGGAAATTAATCCTTTAGCATCTATTGCTATTGAAGCCCCTACAGTTTCCAATATTGCTGTGCCACCTGCTCCCATAGCTGAAAGAAGAATACTAGAGCCTTCTTTATCGCTATTTGCTAATGAAATTTCACCTGTTGCATTTTTCATAGTAAGAGATCCCATTTGTGAAGCTAATTCTATATCGGCACTGATGAAATCATCATAGGGCACCATTGACAAATAGCCGCCTGCTGTTTTCTTTGCCCAATCTATACTGGGTTGCGGTAATTCATTTAATTGTAATATAATTCCGCCGGTTTTCTTTACATCTGCACTTCTTATATCAATAATTCCATTTTGAACAGAGACTGATTTACCTTTAATTTTCCCTTGGTTCATTACATTTAGTCCTGAAATTACTTCTTCTGCACTATGAGAAATATTTTGAGTATAACCTTGAGCTGACATAGACATGCCACCCATTGCATTCAAGGCCAATGTACCAGCATTTAATGTTTGTGTTCCAGCTACCTGTTCTTCTCTATCTCCAGCAACAACTGTTTTTTGCCCTGATTTGGCTCCAGGATCAGAAGGATTTAAACTAGGATTGTCATTTGGGACTTGTCCTTGTTCAACCTTCGGTGCATTAAGTTTAATAGATTCTTTAGCATTAAACTCAATCCGTTTAGCATTAATAAATGTTACCCCATTTCTAGTGTACATTTCAAGATTACCATCTTCAGCTTCTAAATGTATATCTCCTGCTCCGCAAACTCTTAACCAATAATCTTCGGAACCACCTTTTGAAGCAACAGCTAATTCATATCCATAATCTATAGATTCATATTTATTCCCACCTATTTGATCATACCTATCCCTCATAACACAAGACCACATATCTCTATTTGATTTATCAACAACATCGCCTGTTGGTCCCATTTCTTTGTAGGAACCAGATCTATGCATCCAATGTAATCTTTCAGAAGTTGGTGTATCATCTATTTCTATAACATGCCCACTCTCGGATTGATGAACATGATTATAAGGATATGTTGCATCATAGGGGGATTCCGGTTCTCTAAAATATGGGTCGCGACCAAGGGGTGGCGGCTGACTTGGCTTAGAAAACTTCCCCAATGTTGGCATTCGAACATCTTTTTTAAGTTGAAGAGGAGAATCAGCATTCCCAACTATCTGAAGTGAACCTGGTTCTGTGCCGGGCTTCATTCTATTCGCAAGTTTAGCTGATGCATCCGCAAAACCTCTTGCCAATCTAGGTGTAGTGGGCTCATTTAAAAATCTTATATTAGGAAAATTATAAGCAAAATCCCAAAGATCTTTATCTTCGTGCTTTGCCGGATCATCTGTGCGTTCAATGATCTTAACGCCACTATTCATATCTAATTCAACTTTTAAAGGAAATTGAGGAATATCTGTAAATTCGACTTCTGCTTCAACAATTTCCCCAGTGTTTTCATCAATCTGAAATGGTTTGGGATTCCAAGTCCGCGGATCATTAAACCCATCCCGTGGATCACACGCTTTATCAGGTCTTCCTGGTAATGTACCTAACATAATAGGGTCTGATGCATCTTCTCCATCTTTGAAAAACCCTAAAATCCAAGTTCCTTCAACTGGTCCAGTTGGACTAGTCCCAACTTGGGTTTGAGAAGCAGAAGTAATTGGCATTAAAGGAAAAGACCAAGGCAACGTCGATGTTGGTAATTCTTGTTTATCTCTTGTGTGCCAACCTAAATATCTTACTCGACACCTTCCCAAATATAGAGGATCATATCTATCTTCAACAACACCAACTGCCCAAATAAAGCCTTCACGGCCCATAAAATTTGTTTCCATTATTAATCCCCTTTCTGCATGCCGGCAATGGTAGAACTAGATATGTTCTCATCCGAGCTAGCTTGGAACTGAGCCGATTCCTTTGTCCCAAGCCGCGCTGCTAGAATTTCTTCTTTACTAGTCTTATTTTGGCCTTTGTTCTGATTTAATGATTGATCAAATGCCGGCAAATCATTATCCCATGAATCTTTTCTAATTTGAACATCCATTGTATAATTTTCAATGTTAAAATTGTGTTTAATTTTTGTTACTAAATATCTACCACTTATAAACTTATCATATCTCTGGGTTTCTCCTTCACCTGCATCACTAAGAGTAAGAGAAGGGGCCCAAAACCGAAGAATTTCTCCAACCCTTAATGAAGAATCTCCATTCATTTTAAGAGTAAGTTTAATATTATCTAACTGTTGTAATTGCGAATCTCTTAATTGTTTTCTTCTTTCAAGATTACTTTCTTTTATACCAGCTTCCTTTCCGCCGCCGGCGGTATTTCTATTTTTTTCATAAAAATAACTATGATTAAAATCTGTTGCCATAAATTTTACCCTGGAACCTTCTCCTCCGGCATTATCATTTAAAAGATCATTTTTATCTGAACATAATTTCCCGGCTGCTGCTGTTGTTGCTAATGATAAAGTTAAATCTGGTATTCTCTTTTTGGATATATCTGCCGGATGTGATGGGTGAACTGTAGTGGTCACGCCATCAGGGCTTTCCGTTTCAAAATCCGGTTCTTTATCAATATAACGATATCCTGTAATATCATATCGCATTCGAGTCATATCATGTGTTATCAATTTTGATGCGTACATTCCTTCACGCAAATTATCAACAATATCAAAAAGACCGTCAATTTCCCATTCTATTACTCTATTTGTTATATCACCTGGCATATTTGGATGCAATATTGGTTCTGGTGTTGCATAAACTTCTCTTTTGCCCTTTTTCCGGTTCATTATAGATTCTAAACTTTCAAATCTAAACGCAGAAAACGTTTCATAAAACATATATAAAGCTCCGCCAGTTTGTTTTTCTTCTGCGACATCACCGTCACCTGCATTTTCAGTTTCAGGTTCATCTTTTGATAATGCCTTTTCAGCTAAGTCAGCAAAAACTTCAAATGGTTTTTTAAAAGGAAACGAATATTGGTGTAAATCAGTAGTTGGTTCAATTATTAATGGTTTAACTGCCTGCTGACCAGCATAACTACTATAATCTGTTTGTAATGGCCCAATAATTTCATTTTTATAGATGTCTCTAATAATTTCATCAATGGTAACATTTACATATCCTTTACTTATTCGAGTTTTTTCATTAATAATTGCCTCTACAGAACAGCAATGTAAAACATATCTTTTTACTCTTTCAGAAGTTGTCACTACAGCTGATGTAGATGTTACTCTAAAAACTTTATCAAGAACAGAATCCCATTTGGCATAGTCTTTTGCCGACGTCATATCACCCATACCAGCGGTCACACCTTGTGTTGATGCTATAATATGAATAAATTCTTCGCCAATAATAGGAATTATTTCTCTCAATCCGAATGATTCAATTATAGCAACATCCATTAACAAATAAGGTTTAGAAATATCCTCATAAAGAGATATAGTATCATATATTGGTATTATATTGACTGCTGCCGGTATATTACCAGTCATATCTTTACCCACATTAGGGGACAGAAGCTCTAATTTCTCAACAATATAATCGCCAGGTTTTCGGGTAGGCGGATCGTTGGCGCTTCCAGGGTCCAATGGGGACTCTGATGGGGTTCTATCTCTAACATCCCAGGCAGGTAAATTATCGGGGTGATGATCTGGCATATCGTAAATTATCCGTATCGTTTAGATTGTGCTTCTTTAAAAATACTTTCAATATATTGAAGGTCAATTATTTTAATAGTTCTATTAGTTTCATTGTTCCGGAACTCCCAATCATATTTTGTTATTCGTGATCGAACCGAATCTGACAAAACATTCCATGTTTCATAATCAACCACAACCTTTATCTCTTTTTCACTATCTGTTTTCGGTTGAATAATTTGATGATATTCATGAATTATTTTTCTTGCCCGCTCTGCAGATCCATATTTACTTTGAAGAAATTTTCTAAAATCTTGTGAACTCAATGGCCAATCAAAATAAGGATTAAACATTTTATTTGCTAAAAATATAACCCAATCATATTTAACATTACCATAAATTAAAAATGATGTTATATCTGGTCTTTCAGTATCACCAATAGTATGTACTTCAAATTGTATACCTTTATCTATAACATTTTGCTTTATTAAATTTCTAACAAATATATTAACAGCAGTAGTTGTATCCAGATATTTACTTTTTGTTATATTATATTCAACTTTTGGTAGGTAAGAAAAATATGACATTAAAATCCTTCATCGATGTCTTCTTTTGTTATAATAACTGTTTCAGTAAATGTAAGAGTCATTTTAATTTCAAAAGGTGCTCCATCTTCAAAGAAAAATGGTACACCGGCAGCAGCATAATTAACCACGCATGCATTACATACACTTCTTGCTATTCTAAAAGGTGTTCTACTATTGCCTCCGCCATCGTTGTAACTAGTTCCAGATGTATTTAATCCATTATGTCCAAATTTAATATTAAATACATTTGGAAAAGAAAAAAAGTTTGAACCTGCGCCTCTTTTGCGGGTGCCTCCTGCTCCCGCCATCTTTGTCTGTGAGCCGGCGGCTCCCAAATGCTGATCTTGATAACCGGGCAATGTTGCTTTTCTAAAATTTGCTATAATTTTGCGAATTATTTCAGATTCTGCACTTGATTTCGCTATCATTGGAAATTCAAAAGTAAATTTTCTAAATTTACCCGGACCTTGATATAATAAAGACATTTTAGGATTAACGGCAACATTTGCACCCCCTATCGCTCTTTTTAAAAAATCATCTTTTCTAATTATGTTACCAACAGTAGCTTCTGCAATACTTGCACCTTTGGTCTTGGTTACGCTTTCTGCAATAGTAGATAAGGCTTGCGCTACATCAACCTCTTTTCCCGAAGTAAAATATGGAGTTAAGGCTTTTGCGGCTTCAGCTGAAGTTTCCGTTAAAACAGTACCTAATCCTTCTTGTTCTGCATATATTGCTTCCGATGTGGTAATCATCGCTTGGGCACTCATAGGTAAAGCTATTGACCATTCCTGATCGCTTTCTCCGCCGCCAAATTGTGTAGGATATGAATCAAACATAACCCAATGTCCTTCATCTGAGGTTTGTAATTCCTTGGGATATGTAAGGTTTTCTCCGGCCATTTAATTCCTCCGTTTTTGTTATAAATAGGTCCACAGCACATTTATATTATAAATTATTTATATTGAATTAAACATGGCTTATAAAGGAAAATATAAACCTAAATATCGTAGTAAATATAAAGGCGATCCTACTAAGATAATTTATCGAAGTTTGTGGGAAAGGCGTTTTATGGTATACTGCGATGAAAACCCAAATATTATTAAATGGGCAAGTGAAGAAGTAATTATTCCATATAGATCTCCACTTGATAAAAGAATACATAGATATTATCCTGATTTCTGGGTTAAAACTAAAAAACATGATGGCTCCATTGAAACATCATTAATTGAAATAAAACCTAAAAAACAAACTGTTCCACCCAAAAATACAGGTAGAAAACGAAAGAGTGGAAGGTTTTTATTAGAAATAAAAAGATATGGTGTTAATGAAGCAAAATGGAAAGCCGCATCTGCAGTTTGTAAAAAGAAAAAATGGAAGTTTATTATATTAACTGAGGATCAATTACTATCTAAATAATACATGGCACTAAAAAATTATTCTAAACTACAAGATAACGCTATTTCATGGTTGCAGGCGAAATACGATATTCTCCGAGACCAATTAATAATCGGCAGATCTCGTATGTCTAAAGATCCATATAAAATTATTTCAGAAGGAACCCGAGAAGACGCAATGGAATTCGGGCATATGTACTTCTTTAATTACGACCCTAAACATAAAATAAAATTAAATTACTATGATAAATTTCCGTTAGTTATTCCAATAGGATCATGGCAAAAAGGGCTTATAGGAATGAATTTTCATTATCTTCCTGGACAGCTAAGAGAAGCGTTAATGAAAAAATTAATCGGAAGAATAAATCTTAATGAAGATACTTCTAGAACATATATAGATATCACTTACAATGATATAAGCCCTTTTGTTAGATATAAAGAAGTCAAACCGACCATACATAAATATGATATAGCATATTCATCAGGAACATTTATACATATTGCTGCTGATGAATGGAATACAGCAATTCATTTACCTGTAGAAGATTTTAGAAAAGCTAGTAAATCCGAAGTTTGGATGGATAGTAGAAACATTATAAAGGCCATATGAATACAAACGACTTTATTGCTCAGTTAGACAATCAAGGCGGCTTAGCGCCGATGAACAGATTTGTTGCACAGATTGCTCCACCAAGCTCAATAATAGCACCGGCCGGTTTACACTTTTATTGTAATCAAGCTCCTTTAGGGGCAAGAACAATCGCAACATCTGATTTGAAACATTATGGCCCAGTTCGTAAAATGGCTAGAGAAAATACTTATGCTGAATTTCAATTACAATTTATAATTACTAATGCATGGGAAGCAAGAAATTTTTTCATCAAATGGATGGATTTATGTGTTAGTACAGTGTCTGCTAATATGAAATATTATAATGACTATAAAGGTGATATTAAGGTATTAGCATTTAATCAAAGTAATGAAAGTGTTGCCACGACTTCTAGCACGCATGGGACTCATTATATAGATGTATTCCCTACAAATGTTGATCAGGTTAATCTAGCATGGGACCAACTGAATCAACTCGGGCAATTTAGTGTAAACTTTGTCTGTAGAAAATGGATAAATTTGGGTGCCAAAGGTGGGAACGAGGAGCAGGGGTCAGCGAGTGGGCAGACCGGCGCAGGATAATGACTTTTGTAAATATAAATTTTTGATTTGGAGATATTATGGCTTTACCAGTAGTAGAAACACCTACCTATACAATTAAATTGCATAGTGTAGATAAACCAATAAAATATAGGCCTTTTCTTGTTAAAGAAGAAAAAATCCTATTAACAGCTCTTGAAGGTGGAGATACTGCAGATATTGTTTCAGCAACGAAACAAATTATTAAAAACTGTTGCCTTGAAGAAGATCTTGATACATCAGAATTACCATCATTTGATGTTGAAATGCTCTTTTTAAATCTCAGAGCCCGTTCAGTGGGTGAAGTAATTACAATAGGAATGAGACATCCAGGAGAAGAACCTGATTGTAAAGGTGTTACAACTGTTGAAATTAATTGTAATGATATAAAATTAGCTGTCAATAAAGATCATAAAGATTTGATTGAACTTGATGATCGCATTTCAGTACAATTAAGATATCCTGATATTGACAGAATGACAAGACCGGAAGGTGAATCCCAAATGGATTCTATCTTTCAAATTACTAAGGCTTGCATTGCTGGAATATATGATAAAGATGAATATCATGATGTTAAAAATAGTACTGAGAAAGAACTGGAAGATTTTATATACAGTTTAGACCAAAAACAGTTTAGTAAAATTGTTGGCTATTTTAATACAATGCCCAAGCTTCGACATAAAGTAAAATTTAATTGTGAAAAATGTGGAAAAAGTGAAAGCGTAGTCCTGGAGGGGCTACAATCTTTTTTCGGTTAGCGCTCAGTCACAATAATTTAGTTAATTATTATAAGACTATTTTTGCTATAATGCAAAATCATAAGTGGAGTTTGACTGAGTTAGAAAACATGATATGTTACGAAAGAGAAATTTATACAGCTTTATTAATCGAACATATAGAAGAAGAAAATCAACGCCTCGAAGAGGAAAGAGCAAAACATGGCATCTGAAACAATAACAACAAAAACTGATCCTAAAGAACATTCAACGCGTCAAAAATGGCAGGAAGAAGTCTCTTCCCAATTAAATGCAGACGCAATGGCAAGTGGAATGTTGGTAAATCAAATGAAAGGTTCATTTGATAAACAATCTGAATTTCAGTCGAAAACAACCGCCCTTAGCGATACAGGTAATAATCTACTCCAAACAATCCAGGCTAATACATTTAAAACTACAGACCTTTTGGAAGGATATATTGACTTTATAAAAGATACTGAACGAAAACGATTAGAAGCAGCAATGGAAGCAGCACGTCTAGCTAAAGATAAAGACAAAGGCGGTGGACCAGGCGGAACTACAAAAATGGATGCCATGGGGTTTAGTATAGGTGGTATTGCTGCAGGGGCGATTGGCGCATTAGGTGCAGCTGCATTAGCATTTAAAGATACATGGGTAGGATGGTTTACTTCAAAAGATGGTTTACCGGGTGATGATTTAAAAAATGCGCGAAAGGGTTGGTTTCAAGGACTTAAAAAATTCTTTGGTTTTGGTGATGAAGCAGCAGATATTCCTAAAGCTAAAAGCGGTTTCTTTTTTAATCTAAAAAAGTACTTCGGATTTGAACAAAGCTTTCCAGATGAGCTCACAAAAAAGAAAACTGGATTTTTTGATGATGTGGCGAAATTTTTAAAATTTGGTGATGATGCAGAAGGTACAGCAACACTTAAAAAAGGAAACTTTACCAAAGCAATGAATAAAATGATGGCTTGGGCTGGAGACACTGAAGGATTAACTGACGCGGCAAAGAAAAAATTCTTTAATACTCAAAATAATATGCTGAAGTGGATGGACAAAGCCGAAGATTTGAGTTTAGCGGATAAGCAAAAGTTTTTGAAAAAACAATCAAAAATGTTAACATGGATGGCAGAACATACTGATGGTATGGACAAGTCTAAATTAAAATTTTTAAAAGACCAATCCAAAATGTTGAAATTTGCCGAAGATGCTGAAGGCTTGTCAAAAGCCGCTAAAATAAAGTTCTTAAAAAAGCATGCTGATATATTAGATATTGGTGATGATATAGTTGATCAATCGAAAGTTGCCAAAAGTTCATTTTTCGCAAAACAATTAAAAATGTTAGGTTTGGATCCAAAAGATCTTGACGGAGTTGAATTACGAAAAAAAAGTATGTTTTCTAAATTGAAATCTAAAATATTTTCTATAGCCGATGATTCTGTTGAAGCTATATCTAAAGCAAAAACTGGCTTTGGTACAAAGTTCGGATCATTCTTTAAAATGCCAATGTTTGATGAAGGCAGTACTTTAATGAAAGTTAAAACTGGATTCTTAACAGCTATCGATAATATCTTTGGTACTATGTTAAAAATTACCAAAGGATTTTTCAAATTAGTAAATGTACTTAATTTTGGAGCGCTTGGATTTTTAAATGCGGAAGCTTTAGCTCATCCAATAAAAACATTTGATTCTTTTAAAGCATCAATTGGCAAAGCATTTGGCCCGAAAGATGGTATCTTCACAAAAGTCGCGAGCACTTTTAAAGCCATTCTTGCACCTTTAACTGATTGGATTAAACCCTTAAAAGACGTTCTAAAATTTGTAGGCAAAATTGCAAAAGTTATTGGCAAGGTGTTTATTCCTATTGGATTCCTTTTTTCTGCATTTGATGTAATAACAAGTATTATAGATGGATATAAGGAGGGTGGTATTACAGGCGCAATAGGGGCTGGTATAGAGTCTGTATTCGATGATGTATTGTTTGCTATCCCAAATTTATTAGGTGAGGCAGTTGCTTGGATATTAAAGAAATTTGGTTTTGAAAATGCAGTAGAATTTATTGATAAAAATCTAAGAGATAAAGATGGTAACTTTTCATTATTCACCGGTATCAAAAAACTCTTTACTATGGCGGTTGACGCGCTTTATGAAAAAGTTATAAACCCTGTTATGGAATTCTTTAATTCCATTCCTCAGATTATTGCAGGAATGATGATGGATTTAGGTGTACCAGCCTGGGTTACTAAAAAATTATTTTCTGATGAGACTGTAGAGCGCGCATCAATGGAAAGAGATGATCCCGCAGCTTACCAAAAAATGATACAAGCTGAAAAGACTCAAAAAAAGTTAGCGCAGGAATTGGAAGATAAAAAACGACAAGCCGCTTCAGTTGTCCAGGACAATAAACAAACAACAGTTAATAATAGTAAAGTACAGGTCTTAGACAACCGAGCGGACGCGAATAGTAAAAAGGATTCTTTAAAGAATACTTAAATTATTCTTCTTCAGCTAACTTGGCGAAATAAGAAAGAGTATCCCCTTCTCCATTACCTTGATCTACATTACCACCTTGAGGGGTTTGTGCTTGTTGTTGCACTGGAGGTCTGTTAGGAACTCCACCATCAAATGGAACACTAGTATGATCAATTGTGCCAATTACGGTATCTTCAGCTCTCTGCATATTAGGATCAATTCCTCTCCCAAGAACTTTATTTAACCGTGAAGCCAATTCTTCATAAGATTTAAAATTATCTGGCTTCAAGAAATCTTGAAGAGCATATTGTTGTTTCCAAACCTTTTCCATATCTTCATCATCTTCTGACATCGGAGTAGGCGCCGCAAATTCGGCTTTGTCATAATTAGTAAAGCCTTCTACTTTACGAATCTTCAACTTGAAATTTGCGCCTTCCCAAAAATCAAAAGGATTGACAGGTGATTCATCTTCAAACTGTGGGTTCATCTGATCATTGACTTTGTCAAAAATCTTTTTTCCAAATTTGAACAGAAAAACCTTTCCTTCATTTTCAGGACGCTTTGCATCTTCAACGACCCTGATATTTGCGAAATAGGTTAATCGTCTTTTTTGTTTACGAACAATATCTTTATTCGCTTCTACACCAGTAGCCCAAAGACCTGAATTATATTCAGCACAGGGATCTTTTTTACCAAGAGTAGTAAGACTGTTTTCAATATACCATCCACCTGGACCTTGAAATCCATGATTGAAAACACGAACCCATGGGAGGTCTTCTCCCTCAATAGGGGGTAAGAATCTGATAACTGCATAACCGTTACCGGTTTTATCTATGTCGGCTTTCCAAAACCGTTCATCTACGCCAAAACCTGGATTGTTGATTTTATTAAGCTCTTCGCTGAGGTGGCTTAATGAGGAACCTCTTTTCTTTTTCATATCTGCAAACGACATATTTCTCCTTATATCTGCTTTGTTCCGTTGTATAACGTTTTATTCACTTACTCATAATATTACTATATTATAATACATTCTTTACTAAATGTCAAGAACTTTTTTCAAACTTTTTCTGCTTGCATCAAGTTCATGTGTAAAGAACGGCTTATATTTCATACACTTCTTATAGTAGTCCGGCCACACTATTGTGTCCTGCATATCTCTATTAAATTTGGGTATGAATTGTAAAATATCATCTAGGATGATAAAAGTTTCAATGTTTATTTTTCTCGCTAAAGCATAACGAAGTATAGGTGGATGTTGTCCATCTGATACATCAAACAAATCATTGAATTCATTCGAATCATCTGACATGATGACCGAACAATCTTCACGAAAAATATATTGTAAACTTTCAATACGTTTTCGCCAGTCACGATAGGTTGAAACACACTTTTCACCAAAAGCATCCCCTATCCACATATTTATATCGTTTAAAAAATTCGATACTAGGAAATCTCTTAATTCAGGATCAGGATATTCTCTTGCTAATTTTTTAAAGAAAAATCGTTCTCTTCGTTTATTAAACGAGGCTGGGGTAACATTACATTTGCCGCCATATTTAAAATAATCGTAATCTGTTGTAAAATGTAATTTAAGAGCAGTGTAAAGACTATAACATTCGAATTCATTCATAATAAATGTATGCTTATAACTTCCACCAAATCCCTGATAATATTATAATAATTATAATTTGCTCTATAGCAAGAATAGTGTGATACCAAACCCATCTTGTTTCATAATTTCTATCTCGTTCTAATTCAATTTTTGTTTTTCCCTCTCTAATTCGAGGCAACCAAATATTTTCCCAATTTTTTTTAACTCTCTCAAACATTAATAGGCAACTTTGATGTAGTAGGTATAAAGTTTAAATCTTCTGCTTCTTTTCGTAGAAGCCGTTTTAAATCTGTAGATATTAAAGACGCAGCTGTTTCATATTCTAATTTATTTGATTCACAGTAATATAAAATAGCGTCCATTACTGGCATTTTAATTGATAATTCCCGAACATCTAAATTAAATGTTTCCGGAGTTAACATTTTTATTATAGAAGTATTTCCATCAACTTTTTTCGCCATAGTCTCCATCATATTTATGTAATGATTCTGCTTTTGCC